AGCCATTAAATTAGGCAAAGACGTTAACGGCCTTGTCGGGGAGTTCAGCCGTTTCTTTGACGCCCGAGATGCCGTTCAAAAGGCCGCCAACGACGCAGGCAAGTCTGGCAAGTCTGATACCGGCAGGGCGATGGAAATCGTGATGCAGGCCAACCAACTGCGTGAGTCTGAGGAGCAGCTCAAACATATGCTGGTCTACGGCGGCTACCCCGAACTCTGGGAGATGATGCTAAAAGAGCGCATGAAGATCAAGCAGGCCCGAGAGAAGGCCGAGCGCGAAGCCAAGATCGCCCGCAAGAAGGTTGTGGCCGAGCGCCTGTTGATGGCTCAGATCGTTGGTGGGGCCATCTGCGTCATCATTATTGGCGCCATCATCATCTTCATCGTCCGGCAGGCCATGTCGTGAGTGAAGAGAAAACGCAATTGACGGTGTTGGACAGGGTCCTTGGCTATGTGGACTCGCCCTTCAAGCTGTTTGCCATCATTCTGATGGCCGTCTTTGCGTTCGTGGGTTACTTCATCTGGCAAAACCAAGCCTTCCTGCTTGGCGCGTACAAAGAACAGAAAAAGTTACCCACCATCGCCGAAGACCGGGTCGAAGACGCGGCGGCGCACCTGTTTAAAAACACCGAGGCACAAGTTGTCGCCATCTTCAAGGTGAACCCCATGTTTGGCACTCGCGTGCTGTACCGGGCCTACACCAAAGAAGGACGCGACAAGACCCACGAGGGGTTGGATGTGGGCCTCTTCACCGCCAACGTCGCCAACAACCGGGATGTCGTGGCGCTCATGGCGAGCGAAGTTCCGTGTGGCCCCTATAAGACTGCGCAGTCTGAGATCGGGCTGTGGTATATCCAAAAGGGTGTGACCTACGGGTGCCGGATCAGCGTGCCGCCGGAGCAGGGAAAGTTCATCGGGCAGATCACTGTGGGATGGAAAGAAGAACCGCCGGATGTGGATCAGTACCGCGTCCTTCTGCAAATCGCAGCAACCATGTTGGCTAGGAGTAAACAGTAATGGAATGGCTCAAACAAATCGCCCCCACTATCGCGACTGCGATGGGTGGCCCGCTGGCCGGCATGGCCGTCTCTGCTATCTCCAAGGCCATCGGAGTGGACGAGGACAAGGTCAGCGACCTGATCAAAGATAACAAATTGACCGCCGACCAGATTGCGCAGGTCAAGATTGCCGAGATCGAACTCCAGAAACAGGCGCAGGAGTTGGGCCTGAACTTTGCCAAATTGGAAGTGGATGACAGGAAGTCGGCCCGTGAGATGCAGGCTGCCACCCGATCTGTTGTGCCCCCCGTGCTGGCCGGACTTGTAACCCTTGGCTTCTTTGGCATCTTGATCATGATGCTGCTGGGCAAAGTGGATTCCAACAACCCAGCCATCCTGATGATGCTGGGTAGCCTCGGCACCGCATGGACTGGCATCATTGCGTACTATTTTGGTTCTAGCGCTGGCTCTCAGGCTAAAACTGACCTTCTCTCTAAAGCACCTGCAATCAAATGACCATCCTCGCCCTGACCGACACCCTGACCAAACTCAAGATCGACCCGTCTTGGGCCGAACCTCTGGCGGAGGTCTTCCACCGCTATGAGATTAATACCCCTGAGCGGCAGGCTGCGTTCATCGGCCAGTGCGCCCATGAGAGCATGAACTTCAAAACGCTGGAAGAGAACCTGAACTACTCCGCCGAAGCGCTGATGAAGACATGGCCGAGCCGGTTCCCGACGATGGAAGTTGCCAAACAGTACGCCCGCAACCCCGAGAAGATTGCTAACAAGGTCTACGGCGGGCGCATGGGCAACGGCACCGAAGAGACCGGGGATGGCTGGCTGTACCACGGGCGCGGGTTGATCCAGTTGACCGGCAAGGACAACTACACGCTGGCCGGTGATGCTTTAAACATGGACTTCATCCACAGCCCGGATTACGTGCTGGTCCCCAAGTACGCAGCGCTCACCGCCGGGTGGTATTGGAACAAACGCCAGCTCAATAAAGAGGCTGATGCGAAAGACTACACCGGGATGACAAAGAAGATCAACGGCGGTACCATTGGGCTAGACGACCGGATTGCGCATATTAAACACGCGCAAGAGGTTTTGACCGCATAAAGGGGCGCTCATGCCGCTGCAAAAACTCCAGCTCAAACCCGGCGTAAACAGAGAATCAACGACGCTGGCAAATGAAGGCACTTGGTTCGAGATGGACAAGGTGCGCTTTCGCTCGGGTTACCCGGAAAAGCTGGGCGGCTGGAACCGTGACACCGGCACCTACTACAACAACGGCACGTCTTTGGCTCCACCCACTGGGTCGTTCTGGGGCACCTGCCGGGCGTTGTGGAACTGGGTGACTCTTGCAAGCTACAACCTGATGGGGCTGGGCACGCACCTGAAGTACTACATCCAGCAGTCCAACGGCGGCAACTTCTACGACATCACCCCGATCCGCGACACCAACGTTATTGCTGCTAACGCCTTCACGACCGTCAACGGCTCTACCACTGTTGTTGTCAACGATCCGGGCTATGGCGCTGGTAATGGCGACTTTGTCACGATCTCTGGTGTTGGTGGTGCAGTCAACGGCATCCCTGCCTCTGCGCTGAACAAAGAGTTCCGCATCACCTATATTGATTCGTCCACCTACAGCATCACGGTTACCTCTCCGGCCACGTCTTCTGGAACCACTGGCGCTGCAACGTTCAGCTACCAAATCTCCATCGGCCAAGAAATTTTTACCACACTCACAGGTTGGGGCGCTGGCGGATACGGCGGTACAGTTACGATTGCTGCGACGACGACGCTAAACGGCGCACTCAACGACAGCGCCACGACCATCACGGTTGTCTCCACTACAGGCTTTGCCGCGTCTGGCGTCATTGGTATCGAGGGTGAGTACATCACCTATTCGGGTAAAACCGGCACAACTTTCACTGGTTGCACCCGAGGCGTGGGTAGTACCGCTGTGGCGCACGCAGACGGCACCGTTGTTAACCAATACAGCAACGCAACCGGCTGGGGCGAGTCTGCAACGTCGGGCGTTGGCGTGCAGTTGCGTTTGTGGAGCCAGACCAACTACGGCCAAGACCTGATCATTAACCCCCGTGGCGGGGCCTTGTACTTGTGGGCTGTTAACGCCAACCCGCAGATTTATGACCGGGCAGGGCTTCTTTCCCCCACCAGCTCAGGCATCTACCAGACGGATTCGGGATGCCCCAGTATCTGTAACGCCGTCACGGTGTCGGACGCTTCACGCTTTGTGGTCGCGTTTGGCTGCAACGACTACGGCTCCGCTGACCTCGATCCGCTTTTGGTCCGCTGGTCCGATCAGGAAGATTACGCAACGTGGACCCCTGCGGCGACCAATCAGGCGGGCAGTTATCGCCTGTCCACCGGCTCCAGTATCGTTGCCCACCAACAAACCCGTCAGGAAATCTTGGTCTGGACGGATGCAGCCATCTACTCCATGCAGTACCTTGGCGCTCCGTTTGTGTGGGGCTTTCAGATTCTGGGCAGCAACACTTCTATTGCTGGTCCGAACGCTGCCGCCACCGCAGCCAACATCACGTACTGGATGGGGTTGGATAAGTTCTACATGTACTCCGGTCGAGTGGAGACCCTGTACTGCCCGTTGCGCCAATACATTTTTGGCGACATCAACCTTCAGCAACAGTATCAGTTTGTTGCTGGCACCAACGAGGGCTACAACGAAATCTGGTGGTTCTACTGCTCGGCCAACTCCACGGTTGTGGATCGCTATGTCATTTACAATCACCTTGAGCGCATCTGGTCTTATGGCAATCTTGGCCGGACGGCGTGGTTGGATACGCCCCTGCGCGATTTCCCCTCGGCCACCAACTATCTTAACCAGTTGGTCTACCACGAGAGTGGCGTAGACGACGGCACCACCAACCCACCTAGCCCGATCAGTGCGTACATCCAGTCTGCCGACTTCAACATCGGTGATGGGCACAACTACGGCTTTGCGTGGCGGATGATCCCCGACATCACGTTCGATGGCTCTTACGTCAACAACCCGCAGGTCACGTTTACGCTGCGCCCACGCCAAAACCCCGGCGCTGATTACAGCACTGCGGACACCCCGACGGTCACCAGCACGCAGAACTATCAGGGCCAGCGCAACTACACGGTGCAGCAGTTCACGCAGATTGTTTACACCCGTATCCGGGGTCGGCAGATGGCGTTCAAGGTCAGCTCCGACGGCTTGGGTGTGAACTGGCAGTTGGGCGTCCCGGCAATCGACATTCGTCCGGACGGAAGACGCTGATGGCCCTTATCGTTACATCAGAGTATGAACTCAACCGGGTTGTCGCTCCGCGCCTGCCCACTGCGCCGCCCGATTACGAGAAGCGCTACCACGATCAGTTTGCTGACGTTCTGCGCCTGTACTTCAACCGACTCGACAACATTCTGGGTCAACTGGTGGCTTCTATGGAAACAATCCCAGTATCAATCGGCGGCACCAACGTAGATGCCTTTAACCGACTGCGGGTCAGCAACCCCCTGACTCTGTTCGATTCTTCCCATCGTTACGCGGACAACAACCTGTGGGTGAGCAGCATCACCGGCACCGCAGCGGCTACGTTTAGCGCGGATGAAGGCTTGGTTAACCTGACTGTTGGCTCGGCCAGTGGCGATCAGATCATCCGTGAGACCATCAAAGTCTTCTCCTACCAGCCGGGCAAGAGCTTGCTGGTGATGAGCACGTTTGTGATGGGTGATCCCAAGGCGGGACTGCGCCAACGTGTTGGTTACTACGGCGCTGCCAACGGCATTTACTTTGAGCGTGACGGGTCCACCAACTACATGGTCGAGCGCAGTAGCGTGACTGGATCGGTGGTTAACACTCGGGTGGCGCAGGCTGACTGGAACCAAGACCCAATGGACGGCACCGGCCCGTCTGGCCTGACGCTGGATTCTTCCAAGGCGCAGATTCTGTACATGGACGTTGAGTGGCTAGGCTTGGGCACGGTCCGCACTGGCTTCATCATCAACGGGGCATTTGTTCCGTGCCACAACTTCGACCACGCTAACTTAGTTACTACGACCTACATCACTACCGCCTCGCTGCCCCTGCGGTATGAGATGACCAATACGGCGGCGACCACCGGTGCCAGCACGCTTAAACAGGTCTGCTCAACGGTAATCTCTGAGGGCGGGTATGAACTGCGCGGGGCACAGTTGACCGCAGGGAACACCATCACAGCCCCCACAACGCTGACCACCGCCGGGACGTTCTACCCCATTGTGTCGATCCGTCTGAAGACAACGCGGCTGGATGCAATCGTTATCTTGACGGCAATATCCATCTTAGGTATTACAAATAATGCCAACTACAAGTGGGAAGTGGTTGCCTCTGGAACTACGACCGGCGGCACTTGGGTGAGTGCAGGCACCAACTCGGCGGTGGAGTACAACATTACCGGGACTTCTTTTTCCTCTACCGGCGGACGCATTTTGGCGACCGGCTTTTTCCAAGGCTCCAATCAGGGTTCCAACAGCGTGGACATTCTTAAAGAGGCGTTGTTTACCTCGCAGCTTGAACGCGACCCCTTTACCCCGACTGCTTATGAGCTAACGCTGGCTTGCACGGGGGCATCCAACGGAAATCAGGTTCTTGGCTCT